ATAATCAGGACGGTAAGACACTAGCTGCTAAGCTTTCAGAAATGGGATTGACCTATTTAGAAGCTACAAAGCAAAGAGCTCAGTCGGATAGGAGAATCACTGACGCTTTATCCTATGTTGAAATCAACGGCTTTATGATGAAGGCTCCGGAATTGTATATCTTCAGTACCTGTGAAAGAACTATCTATGAAATGGAACACTATCGCTGGCAGGAATATGTTGGAAAGGGTTCTGACTTGCATAATCCAAAAGAGAAGCCGGTTGATAAGGACGATCATATGGTTGAAAACTTAGGTCGAGGTTTGTATAACGAGATTGCTTTCGTTCCTTACCAGAAATATGAGCCTAATGCACCGGTGAATGACGACCCTTATCTTTAAAGACTATTGCAAAATTATAAGATGTGTTATAATAAAATCACAATATGACATTCAAAGTACTTAACAAAGAAATTATCTATCAAGGCTGTCCAGTAGTAATACGACAGGCAGAAGAACATTTTGAATATATCACTTGCATAAACAATCAGATATATTCGTCTGCTATAGTAGCCAGAAGGTCAATAGTACAAAGGCTTTTAGGCCAAGATTACACTGAAAAACAGATTAGAGATATCACTACCTATGTGATTAAATTAGCTGAAACTACGATTGAAACAGTGTTAGGAACAAAGCAACCTGCAGTATAATACAATTTAATTTAGGAAATCGCCACTTCCTAAATGGCTAAAACAAAACTAAAAACTAAAGCTAAAATTAAACCAGAAAAGACTCTGGATTCTTCTGTTTCTGAGGAATTATCTTTAGAAGAAAAGAACGCTATCAATTCAAAGAGAAACTTCAAAGAATTGATTGACCAAGTTGTTAGCGAGTACAATGTTTCCTACTGGTTTATGAAACCTAAGTGGAACGAATGGGCTCTAAGACTAAAACTATACAATAACCAGAAGAGAGATAAGTCAGCAGTTGGTGACCCTCTTTTGTTTACTATTCACCAGACAGTACTAGCGTCACTATATGACGATAGACTTTCAGTTAAATTTGACCCTCGTGAAGCTGGAGATACTGACACTGCTGAAAACTTAAATGACCTTGCTGAATATGATTATGAGGAAATGGAAAAAGATGTTGCTGATTATACATGGGACTGGGACGCTTCATTCTTTGGCCGTGGACTAATGATGTTAATGGAATTTGATAGGAATAAGAAATGTCCAGTACCGGAGAACTGGGATCCAATGGTTACACTAAGAGACCCAAGAGCTAAGAGCGTTAACGGTGATAAGAAAGGCCGTGGAAGAGCTCGCTGGATTGGTAGAGAAATCAGATTGACTAAGGACGACATGAAAGACGCTGGTTATTTCTTTAACTATGAGAAATTAAAGACTGACAATACTGATATCACTAGCCTTGCAGACGCTAATACAAGATTAAGGAATGAAGCTCAGGGATATGCTGATACTCAAACACCAGAACCTTTGACTGGAGACAATGCAACTTGCAGGGTGCTCGAATGGATTACTCACTATAAAGGCAAGGTAATAATTGTTTGTTTAGCTGACGATAAAACTAAAGTCGTTAGATATACTGAATTATCAACAAAGAAGATTCCGATTCTAGATAGACCTCTTTATCCTATGGCTAATGACTGGGACGGTGTTTCAATCCCTGACCTTGTAGAAGACAAGCAAAGAGCTAGAGCTAAATTGACTAACCTAGGAATCAAAGTGGCTGAAGCCGGCCTATATCCTATGTATTTATTCGATACAACAAGGATTAAGAACAAAGCTGACCTTAACTACCAGCAAAACAAATTCATTGGTGTAGACGGTAATCCTACTGGAGCTGTCCAGATATTACAGAAAGACCAAATCAAATCAGATGTTAGCTTTATTCTTAACACTCTTGATGTTTCAGCTCAGAAAGCAACTGCTACTCCGGACATTCAACAGGGAACAGTTGGTGCTGATAAGAGAACTGCTACTGAATTAAACATTGTCAATCAAAAGGTGGACACTAGATATTCTTTATCAGCTAAAATCTTTGGCTGGTCAGAGAAGAGATTCTGGCAAGATTGGTATTCTTTATACAAATTACATTTTGTTGAAGGAATGGACGAGAAGGTTATCCGTGTAAAGGGTGTTCTAGGGGCTAAATTTAGGCCTCTAAGAAGAGAAAACATAATTGCTAATGTTGACCCTGATGTAATTGTTAAAAGCCGTATTTTGGCCGAAGCTGAGAATTATGCTCAGTACCAAATCTTCAGAAGTTATGTCCAGACTATCGCTCAGGATCCAACTGTAAACCTAAGGTACGCTGAAAAGAAGTTAGGTAAACTATCCGGAGTAAAACAAGACGAAATCAATCAGATATTCCCTCCAACGATAGACGAGTTAATGGCTGAGGACGAGAACGCTAAGCTCGAAGCGAATGAAATAGCTATGGTAAGTGCTGACGATAATCACCAAGTACACTTAGAGATTCATAATAAGCTTTCAGACACTCCAGCTAAGTATGCTCATATCCAAGCTCACAAAAAGGCCATGGTAATTATTAAGAAGAATCCTAATCTAGTACCTCCGGCCATGAATGAAATGAATCCTACCGGTGGAGCAGGCGTAGGAGAAGAGCCTTTAATAGTCAGGAATAAACCTAAAGCACCAATCGCATGAAAAAGAAACCAACTAAAAAATTAAAGACAATGATAATTAAGGCTCCTAAAGCCCCAAAGAAGAACTTTGATTTATCCTTTAGTAATGGAGAAAACAACGCTGTGATTATCAGTGCCTTACAAGGATTAAAAGCGAATGAAGGCTGGCAATTCTTATCTCAGACAATGACTAAGAATCTAGAATGGCTATCAGAGAGAATAATCGATAAGACCGGAGAGCAAGGAGAAGATTTGACTGACGCTGATGTCGAGAAATATAGAATCCGGCATAGGTACATTAAAGAATTATTGAATAAACCTGACGATTTCATTAAGAAGTTGTCAACCACAGAAGAGAAGAGACCGAATGAGGATCCATATTGGTAGTAGTTTCTTGAAAATTAAAGAAGTTTGTAGGTTCAGAGGGGTTGGTTTCTCACCTTAAATGGTAAACAAGGGCTTTGGCGATTTCCTTTGCTTGCGAAACCAATCCGTCCGAGCCTACAAGCTCAAAAGAGTAATGTCGAATTACTCTGTTCGCTAAAAGCCGTCCGTATACTAGTTTTAACCCCATTTTCTAACTATACGAGGGCAATAAAAAAACACTATGGGAGAAGTAATTGCCGGTGCCGACAACGGTGCCGAGGATAAGGACATTGTCACCTTAGACGAAGGTCAAAAAGACAACGGAGCAGACCAAGGGGCTGAGGGAGCCGATAAGTCTGGAGCCGATAACGCTGATAAAGGCGACAAGGCAGACAAAACTAAAATAGTCGAAGCCAACCCCAAAATTGCTGACGAGGAGCCAAAGTCTCGAAAGCGAAACATTGATTTCATTATCCAACGCAAGAACGATAAAATTGCTAAATTGGAGAAAGAAAACAATGGAGCAAATGAAGACGAAGATGAAGGAGACGATATAGACGACGACGACGCTAAGATTATAGACAAGCGTGTAATCAAAGCTATGACTCCTTTCATTCAGAAGCAAATGCTCGAAGAAGACGAGGGAGAGATTAGTTCTTTCGTTAAAGATAACCCTGATTTCGCTCCTTATGCTGACAAGGTTAGGAAGTTCGCTCAACACCCTACAAGACGAGAAATGCCAATTAAAAGTATTTTCTACGAGGTAGCTGGAGACGACTTACTAAAGATTGGTGCAGCCAGAGAGAAAAAGGCCACAGATAAGGCCAAGGAATCCGGTGCTGGTGGTGGAGACGGAACAGGAGGTGAATCCGAGAAAGGTGTATGGGATTTAACTCCGGCCGAATTTGCTGCACAACAGGAAAAACTAAGACAAAGACCTCGTGATTAGTAAGTATTATTAACCGTTCGTAATTTAATAAAAAGGGTATGACAGGTACAAACATTATACCAGCTGAAGTGAATAACTTTTACGATAGGACTCTATTGTTAAGAGCTATTCCTTTGTTCGTTCACACACGCTGGGCTCAAGTTAGAGACATTCCTAGAAAATCTGGAACTACAACTATTAAGTTTAGAAGATATGGCAACTTAACTGCTGCTACTACTCCTCTACAACAGGGTGTAACTCCAGTAAGTACAGAATTATCAGTTACTGACATTACTGCAACCGTGTTGCAATATGGTGCCTATGTAACTCTTACAGATGTACTTGATTATCAGACACAAGACCCAATCCTAATG